TTGATACGATCAAATGCACTTGGTTTGGCTAACATTGTTTTGTCACCAAACAGAACTGTGCCTTCGCCTGGGAACGAAACTACTGGATTGATACCTGCTGAATACAAAGTATCACGTTCAGTCTTAGTTGGATTCCAAGCAAGTTTAACTACGTTTTTAATTACACCACGATTCAGACCACCTGGTGAGAACCAAGGATCACGTTCGTTATCTGTACGCACACACAAACCAGCGATGTCACCATTTAATGGTACCCAACGGTAGAGGTCAGCATATTTGTCGTATTGATATTTGTAACCAGAATCGATTACAGCATATGAAGATGATGTCAGAGCATTACGGAAAGTAACTGCTGCTGCTGCTTCACTGCCAGGATTGTTTACAACACTTGCCTTAGTTGGCGAAATGAATGCTACACAATCTTTACGTGTTTCTGCAATGTTGCTGATAACATAGGTAGCAATTGTTGAGTTACCTGTACCTGTAATTGCCAGAGAGATGTCAACTGATTCAGCATTCTTAAACAAATCCCAACCAGTGGTAATTTGTGATGTGCTAACTGTACCATCTGAACCATTGGCAAAAGATGCTGTTACGTTTGCTGTTAGTGTTTTAAATGCTGATGAGTTTGCTGTTGAACCCCATGATGTTCCTGAACCCATGTTAGCGGTATCAGGATGTGCCAACCAGTGGATGTATTGTGACTGAGCAGCAACTACATTCTTATAGTAATTTGAGTTACCCGAATCATCTTTTGCATCGGATGCTTTAGAAACGAATGCGTATTTTTCTAGTACAGTACCTGCTGTGCCAGAGAACAAACCATCTTCGTCAACAACTACGATATGCAATTCATCGTTAGCGTTTGTGTTACCTTTATTGGCAACATAAGTTGATGTGTTTGGAGTTGTGGTAAACTGAGAAGCATATGTCCATCCAGCATATGAACCACCATCTGCTATCGAGACTTTTAGTGAGTTACCTAATGCACCAGGGAAACGTGCTGCCCATCCACCGTAAGCACCAGTAGAATTACCTTGCTGATTTGCTGTCCAGTCGTCGGTATTTTTGATTAGAATTGTTGTACCGTTTGCTGTTGCATTGTTAGAACGTGTTGCTGCTGCTGTGTCTACCGCACGAACTACTTTTAGATTGTTTCCGTATGCTAGAAAGTTTGCTGCTGAGAACCAATATTCATAATTATCGCTATTTGGTTTACCGAATGTGTTCACTAGGCGAACTTCGTCGGAAATAGTTGTTACTTCACTGCATGGTCCCCAAGCAAAAGGTCCTACAAATGCTCCTGTAGAAGTTGCAACGGAAGGAATAACTGTAGTCAGATCGATTTCTGATACATTTACACCCGCTGATAATTGAAATGCCATTGGATTTCTCCTTTAATTGTTTGGGTCAATTGTCTTTGATAGTCTATTTAGTTTTTTACAACCTTGACATTGGAAAACCACGCTTTTCAGCGAAGTGCCAACGGTCATCACCATCATCCTCAACCTCTTCTTGCAGTCCATTTTCTATGAATCCAAAAGGTGTCATAGTCTCGTCGATCAACATATTCTGTTCGTCGAGCATCATCTTACGGATGTCAATATTCGTAGAGTCTTTAAAGAAAGATTGTGCTGTTAACCAAGAGAATAGCACCAATCCCATAACAATATCGTCGTTGCTGCCCTCTTCGGCAGCATAAGAATCACGTACTCGGACAAAGGTATTCATCTCATTGATGGTGTCAAAGTCGTTAATAATTAACTTGTCGTTCTCTACCAGTGTCTTTAAGTTGGCACAACCAATCTTCTTGACTGACTTGGTAGTCTTGATACCGAACGATGTTGACCGTTTGAATCCTGAAGAGATAGACTGACCCTTAATGTGGTGCTGTTCTGTCTTGTAGATGTTCTCATACTCTAGGTCATAGTGTAGAATGTCTACCACTTGCTGACCAATGTTGTTAGTTTCTACCAGAACGAATGCTTCATTATACCGCTTTGCTATTGAGTAAATGACTGTCGGAAAGAATAGTAATGGTAGTTTATTGTTTCGATATCGTGCAACTTGACGATATGGTGCCTGTGTGGCATCGAGCACATTAATGGTAGAATAGTCCATGTTCACACCCTCTGAACAGTCTACCGTAGCGATGTATAGATGACCAGGTATAGGTTGTTCATAGATGTTAAAGTTTTCTTCCATAGCAATTGGATCATGGAATGCCAACGATCTGAGTTTGCTGCCCGATATCAATGTGGCATTTGAACCAATAAACTCTGTTTCAAATTCTTGTCTGAACTGTTCTTCAGAAGTGTTCCGTATCGTTTCTTCTTTCCACTTCGCATCACGACCAGGCACCATTGACCAGTGGACTTCAACTGTCTTATATGTTGAACGTTTCTCGATGGCATCTGTCCACATCTTGTAGAATAGATTCAAACCATTCGGTGTTGAAACAATAATTACTTTGGATGTTTGGCCAGAAGAGATAACAGGATAGGTTGATGTAAAGAACTCAACGGCCATGTTGTGTGGAACGAATGCAAACTCATCAAGGAAGATTAAGTTATATGTACCACCTCGAACACCTGCTGCTGATGTGGCATACGCAAATATCTTAGAGCCGTTCTCTAACTCTAAAGAACCTTTGTTCCATGTCATGATACCCTGTTGTAACCACTGAGGCAAGTATTCGTATGCTTTCTGAATACGACCTAAAATGTCACGTGCAAGTTGACCTTTGTTGGCAAGAATACCGATTGTGTATTCCTCATTGAAGATTGCTGCCCATAACATGTAACCAACAGTAGTAGTTGTTTTACCAACTTGTCGTGGCATCTTTGCAATAGTGAATCGATTCTCATGAAAGGTACGTACCATGTCCTCCTGAAAATCCCACATATCAAATGGAATAAGACCACGGTCGACGTTGACAATCTTTACATAGCGTTTGATAAAGTATACAGGATCATCTGCACACTTTGCAATTTCTAATACTTGTTCTTCAGTATAGGATAGTTCAGTGCCTGTTCGTTTCAGGCGGGCATTACCAAGGTATCCGTCATCCATAGTTTATTTTATGATGCTCTTCAACATCCATCCATGTTTTTGGTGTGCATCCAAAATGTCTTGTAGAAAATTACCTACTGCAGGTTCATTAGCACCATCAGCAGCAACAATGCCAGCACGAAGATGCATTATGAAACGATCATTGTCAGCAGCAAGATCACGCAGCATTGAAATGCCATCAGGTATGTTTGTTGCTTCTTGAAGGTCCGCAAGTTCAATCATACGAGCAAGTGAACCTGGTGCATATGAATTCAATGCACGAATATGTTCTGCAAGAGGATCCAATTGAGCGAATAGCGCATTGTAGAATGTATCTAAGAATGCATGGTATTGTGGAAAGTTTGGACCCTCAACGTTCCAATGGTATCCATGTGCTTTCAAATACAAAGCAAAGTTTGTACCTAGAATTGTTTTAAGTTGATTGACAAGTGTTTCCATTACGTTTCCTGTTTTTGAGTTTTAAGCATCTTTACCAGTTCTGCTGTAGAGCCAACAAACACTGCTTTATCTATGCTTAGGTTATTTTGTGCTTCCGCTTTTGGTGCTAAATCTTTTTTACGTTTCTGTATCTCTAACAAATCTTTGTTCATGTCTGCCAAGTTCTTCATAAGACCAGACAGCACCTCAAATGCACGTGGATGTTGACCATCTCTTGCTATGAGCATCAATTCATTTACCGCTTGATTGCCTTGAACTACCAGTTCTCGGATGTTTTCTCTTGCAAAGTCTGCATCAGCATTTACTGGATCAGCATACTCTACCACAGCAGGTAAAATTTCTTCCTTTGATACTTCTTTGATTGGCTCAACATCAAATATCTCAGAGAGATTGGCATTTAGTTTTTTCATAATGTATTAGGATATTCTTTTATTGTTTCAATGAATCCAAACTCATCACCCAACGAAGCAGTTCCAGGATTCGTATCTGTTTTTATCTGTACAACATTGAGTGAGTTGATATCGGTAACTACCACATTGTACGCTGCACCAGTATAGTCACCAGTAAGTTTGTCACCAACTTGAATAATCTTATTAGCACCAGTTACAACCAATACTCCTGCTGAAGTGTTGCTGAAATAGTCTACGGTACCGAATAGGTCAGAGTTATTAGCACGAAGAGTTTCACCTTGTGCAAATACACCATTACCATTGGCATAATCCACATAAACTTTTTGTAAATTTCTATTAGTTAAATCAATGAATGTGTTTGTATTCGCAGTCTTGATATACTTACCAGACTTGACAGGTGGCCATATGTAACCTTTGGCAGTGAATGTTAAGTCCCAAAGAATTAATCGTGTAGTACCATCAGACATTCCACCTTCATACTCTACCGTCGATGCTACAGAATCTAATATGATAGGTACATTATACTTTTGATCCATTTCTGGAATAAAATCTACAGTAACATTAAAGTCTGGTGTAAAAAATGGTAGAATCTGTTCAAGTATCTGAGTACCATCTTCTGTGTTGCGAACATAGATTGATAAAGAGAACTGATAGTTGTATGGTATTGGTACAAACTGTGTGCTTACCGAAGTATCATCGTTCTGTGCAAAGTTGCGGAGTGTAGATACTTGTTTGCGATTAACATCATATTCCATACTGTCAAGATTAAATGACATACGTGGAACAACGGTGTTGATTGATTTGACCAGATTAGGATCGGATGTAACTGCTGTTAGAAAACGTTCTTTAGGTGAATAGGTAAGTGGTACTTTCCACTTTTCTTTTGGTACACCTGCTTGTGTGTATCGTACAATCTCTAAATCGTTAAAGAGTGTACCAAATACAACCACCATCTTACGAATGGTACGATGATAGAATTGAGCATTACCTAACATTACGGTTCTCCAAACGGATTGTGTTCCGTAAAGTCTATGATGCCATCTGAACCTGCTTCAATACGTGCATTGTCAAAGATATCTTCAAAGGCATTATTATTTGTTGCAGCATCACTTATTACAGTGATTGCCCAATCTGCACCACTTGTATTACCAATTACGTTTGCTGATGCAGAGAAGTCACCTTGAACTCTATAAACATCCACATACTGATTTGGTAAGAAGTCATGAACATATGCTTGTGTTGTAGCATATGCTAAGTTTGCACCTTGATAGATGATTTCATCGTTGACAAACTTACCATTACCACCAGCAGAAAGAATGATTCGTGTTTTTGGATAGTAAGGATATATCGCAGCATCGACATCTTTCACACCAGTATCGATAATCTCATTAGAGAACACATACTGTTTCATCTTCATAGCATACACATACACATTACCACCACGACCACGACCTAATGTGTAGAACATGGCCTGATCATTTTCACTTTCAACATTGGTAATCTCAAAAAATGCAGTCATCATTGGAACATAGATTAAGTCACCCTCACGTGGACGAATATATCCATTTACTGTGTAACGGAAACGTAAACGTGAAACAAGCATTGTTACTTCATCACGAATTTCTAAACCAAACTTAGAGATGAAATCACCTTCACCATCCATCGCAGTGGTGTTTTCAAGATACATTTCAATTGGATGAGCAGTGCGATATTCTTTAAGTGGATCTTCACCAAATAGATAATCTACCTGATCACGTGTTGTGCGTGGTAGATAGTAAACATCCATACCATAAATTTTCAATGCTTCAATAACCAAATCCTCAACGAGCAGTTGCTCGGAAGTTATCTGGTTTGATGGAAAGTTATTGAAGTAGAAATTGGTGGCCACAGTTATCCTGTTAGAATTTCAGATGGCAATGAACCCATCATGTAAATTTCTTCTTCCATCTTTTCAATTTCTTGTATTGCTTCGTCGTAAATAACTTGACCGTTTAGTGTAACACCACCAGGCATTTGAATGCCAGCAAACTTTTTAAGATTAGCACCCCACTGACGTTTGATCAGAGCAGTTGTATACTTCTTTAAAAATCTATCATTCCACACATCAGTTACACCCTCAAGAGTTGCTGTAGCATTCACATGAGTTTGTGTTGGTGGTCCTATTAAAGTTATAGTTGTTGGATTGTCAATATTACCAACTTGCTTTTGTTCGCCACCAATCGTAATAAAATCAAATGCAGCAAGTTCTTGGTCAAACTTTGTACCTGTACCAATGATAGTATTAGAAGATGGACTACCTGACACCGTACCAGTCAACGTAACTGTTTCTGGTTCTAATGTACGATAACATTCAATGATAACAAAGTTACCTGGTTGAACGTCACGTGTCCAATCGATGTCTAAGAATACTTTATTTTGATGACGATTGAATCTAAACTGTGGAGTACCAGAGAACAATAAATTCAATGTACGTAAGTGTTGCATTGTAATTTCATATGACACATATGATACCGATGTGAAGTCATAGAGATCATGTAGACGCAACTGATAGCGCAGGTCAAACATATTGATTGATGCGTTAGATAAATCAAATGGCATAACACCTGTGACAAACTGTACAGCATCAGGACAATATATCCACTGTCTATCAATATCTTCAGCAGTGATACAGTGTTTCATAAACAATTTTTCTGTACCATCGTAGTGATAGTCACGCCAAAAAGACAATCCTTCATCGATGCGATCATCTACCTGATCGTCATCGACATTAATTTCAATAACAGGAAAGCCTAACTTACGTAGGCAGTATGTTTTGAATTGTGATCTTGTTGTTATTTTTGCCATGATTGTCTATTTATTGTTATGTTTTATGTCCATGATATAACAGCAAATCCAGAACCACCTGTTCCACCAATTACTACTGGTGAAGGATTCGCTCCAAATCTATTGCCACCACCACCGCCACCTGTATATGCTTGGCCTGTACCTGATGCAACTGGAGCATTTGAACCATTTGCACCACCAAATTGTGGATGTGCCCAACCACCTATTGTGTAACCGCCGCCGCCACCACCGCCAGCATATCCAGTATTTGATCCTGCTAATGATGAGAATATTCCTATACCGCCATTAGCACCTGTAGAAGTTGCAGATACTCCTGCACCACCAGCACCACCACCACCACCTCCACCAGCAGTTGAACCTGGACTATGTTGGGAACCTCCGCCAGCATTACCTTGACCTGGTGTTCCTGCACCACCTGTTGCAGCAGTACCACTTGGAGGTAATCCACCACCACCACCAGAACCGCCACTAAACCCATATTGGAATGGTGCTACACCACTATTAAAAGCACCACCGCCACCTCCACCACCAACAGCATTTGCAGTGATGTATGTTGCACCACTAAAGATTACAGTATTGGTTCCATTACTTCCACTTATACCACCAACACCACCAGCACCAACTGATACCGTATATGTTTGACCTGGCGTTACTGATAAACCACTTCCTATCAATACACCACCAGCACCACCACCACCACCAGCATCTTGAGCGGGACTACAACCACCACCACCACCGCCACCAGCAACAAGCATATAATTTATTGTTGAACTCTGTGCGGTGAATGTACTTGTACCATAAAATGCTAATCTGTTTGGTTGTGTTGCTGAGTGTTTGAGTATCAATATGCCTGAACCACCTGCACCTGAAATATAGTTAGCAAGAGTTCCACCACCCCCGCCACCAGTACCAGGAGTCGCATTACCACCATTTGCTCCACCACCACCCTGTCCACCACCACCAATACCACCAGCACCACCTGTTGCTGATGTGGATGAACCACCACCTCCGCCACCAGCAAGATATGTTAATGTGCCCGTAAGTGTTGTTGATTGACCTGCTCCCCCAACCGCACCAGCAGTAGATGTTCCATTACCTCCAGAAGCAGCAGCACCTCCGCCACCGCCACCACCCCATGAAGGAGAATTTGGACTACCACTGCCACCAGCATTTCCTTGGGATGAAATTGATGGTGGTT